CCTCTCACCTCCTTCTTGGTAGGTCACATATTACCTCTGAAACCCTTATATATCAACGATTTGAGGGCATTATCTCCTTCAAAAATGGAGAGAAAGTTTGGCGATTTAGTGCGTCTATTTTGTTGAATTCCACTTCCGTTATTAAGCCTTTTTCGAGCATCTTTCTAAGCAATTTTTCTGCTCTATAATAATCAAATTCTCTTTGAAGCACCTCAGCACTTAAATATTTCTTTTTTGGATTTAATAGTAAATCTTGTTTATCTGTAATTTTAGTTATCTGCATATAGGCAACCTCCATTTCTACAGGGAAAACCCTGCACCTATATGCAAAAATCCTTGATGATTCGAACCCCTAAAAGGCAAAAAAAATGACCCAAAGAGCTGTTATACTCCTCGGGTCATAAAAATTAGCTGTTCGTTAATCGTACTTAATAAAGGCATCGGTAAAACCAGCTTTCTTAGCTTTGGCAAGTTGCGCTTCCGCATTGGCTTTTACAGAATAGGCACCGATTTGCACACGATAATATTTCTTTTTCTCCTGTTCTGCAGGCTTCTCTCCTTCACTTAATAGCTTTTTCACATCCGCTCTGAAGGTATCCATGCCTTTTCCATGCTTTGGAAACCAGTTTTTCGGATCGCCATGATTACTTGCTATGCCTTTTTGATATCCTTCACAGTGACCAATAACATCTTTTTCGGTCAAGTTATAGAGCTTGCAGAGATACACACACAGTTCTACCGCTTCCTTATAAACCGCATTAAAATACGCGGCATCGGTCAAACCGTCCTCGCAGATTTCAAAACCAATATGAGTATCGTTTGCCTTTCCACCTGCATGCCATCCACGATGGTTCCATGGCAGGGTTTGATAAGTGGCAATTGAACCATCCTTAAGCTTTCCAATGAATGCATGAACACATACTTGCCTCCCACCTGGTTTATCCTGATTCCAGTGATTGTTGTACTCGTTTACACCCAACAGGCCATCGTCCGGTCCAACGTATCTACGAAGATACGGATTATTTGCACCAGTGCTATGAACCATAATGCCCTTCGGTGTAATCTTTCTGCCTGCCTTATAACACGCATTTTCAGTTAGAATAAGTTTCCTCAGATTCATTACTCATTTCCTCCTTTGTTATGCAACTGTACAAGAATGTCTTTTAACTGTTCTGGTATTGGCAGTCCTAGTCGACCAGCATTTTCTAGCATAGATATTCCTTCATTGGAGCAATAGAAAAAGATAATGGCTGTCCGGAGCACGCTACCCTCTCCGATAAGGTTCGTATCAATCATATGTCCAATTCCGACCAAAACAAAAATAAGCACCTTCTTAAAGATGCCCCTAAATCCGATCTCACTAGATAGCTTCTTATCAACAATGGCACACATGACACCAGTGATATAATCAGCTACCATCAATGCCACTAATGCATATAAAAAACCATCAAAACCTCCTAAAAACCAGCCCAAGAATCCACCAAATGCTGTAAGTGCAGCTTGTACCCAATTCCATATTTCCTTCATGATTTTTACCTCCTTCATGATTGGTGAATATATAAAAAGAGTGCCTGCAATTTTTCGCAAACACTCCTGAATCGTTAATTATATTTGTTTAGGCAGTGCCTCCCAAAGTCTCATATCCTCCTGTCCTAAAGACCATATGGCAATTCCTCTAAGCTTCCATCGATACGCTGCCTCGTTTGCCCAATAAACAAGGCTGTCTACATCCTGATAATAAAGAATAGAAAAACCGTCAGCATCTCCAAGAAACAAACGTGAAATCCAGACATTGATGTCCTTGGGCACGATTTTTACTGAATAATCATTTCCACAGGCCAGCGGCAAAAGCCCTGAATGGAAGAAATCATAATCCATAGAGATGTCCTGGTTTCGTGTAGAAGCTTCCTCCACATCATTGTTAACTGTGAAAACCTGAAACTCACTATCCCATGTTACACCGGTTCTTGCCAGCCGCCCATACTCAGTTGTGGTTCCATCCGGGAAGGTTACATCAAACCTTTCATAAGGTTCATAAGTCCAGGCATCTCCCAGTCTAAGTAATTCGCATAGAATACGTCCATCAGACCGAACCCCGGCATACCCTCCTGAAAAACCACTAAGCGTCGCTGTAAAGCGCAAAACATTGCTTGCTCCAGAATAAACCCTCACAGAGTTACCTCGTATCCTCATTTCAATGGTGTACATTCTTGGATTTGAGCGAAGATCTGCTGATGCCGTTTTAACGATTTCAGTGGCATAACTGCCGATTAGAGAAGAACCATTATATAGTTCAATACGCTGTGTATTAAAGTTTAAACAGCAAAAGACATTACCACAAAAAATGCCTGCACGACCACTTCCCTCTGGAGTAAAGGCCAACCTTGCCCGCAAATGAACATCTGAAAACCCGCTATACTTCCACGCCACTTGGCCATACCCGTCAAGCTGCGAATAGGGACGACTGGCGGGATCATTTTGATTTTGCCATACCTGCCACTCGCCGCTAAGTGCTGTCCAGTAGCTGGAGGGAAGTGGATTGTCATCTCTGAAGTCTTCATACCAAATTAGTGCTGAATCAGGCTTTCTGCGTAGCACCTCAGTGGTCAATATAAAACCTTTATCGGGTTCAGCCATTAAACCGTTCACATCTTTAAATTTGCGAGGGGATAGCATAAACTCTGCCTCTCCAGCAGAAGGTTCTTCAGAAAAACTCGAACATACTCGAAATCCATAGAACTGCACACCTGGTACTGAGCTACTAACGCTGACAGTATGGATACCAGCTGAAAGAAATACACCAGAAACCAAAGAAAGCCAACAAGTTGTTCGCCAGTATGGCCACCACAGCCTATTCTCGCTAAATACCTTACTTGTCCCGTCAAGTGAAACATGAATACTATTCTTATCCCAGAAGGGAAATGAGATGCGAATGGCTACATCATAAATACCAGCAGATGAAATTTCAAATTCGTATTCGGCTTCACCTTCTTCACCAAGTGTTATCATTTGAGAAGAAACCGATACATTATCAGTATAGCTATCAGGGGTTCCGCCACTACGATCTACATATATCGTGCCAAATTCAGTTTTTTGCTGCTTGCTGTAGGCAGTCAAATACCTGCGACGGTTATAAGTTTCACCCAGTAAAGGATAGGTTCTTGAAACTGCATCCCAGCCTTCCATGTAGTCATACACATGTGGCAAGGCCCAAGGCACCTTATCATAATCATCCCAATACGCTATGATAGGAATCATGGGCTGTGGTGGTCCATCATCTGTAAAGTTATATCCCCCTGTCATCCAAAGCTGTGCCGCATAATATGTGTTTGAAATCCCACGATAAGTGATGCCCAGATTTTCTGGTGTATCGTGGATTCTCCAGTTCCAACCATATGCAGGCAGTCCTAAAAAAATTTTTTCAGGAGTCATAACCCGGACTGCATAATCATAAATGCCTTCCAACCAATCCCTGGGAGATACCGGACCCGGTGCAGATCCTGCCCATGCCATGCCATAACTCATAATCGTTGCTGTATCACAATAGGGATTCAAGTCTTCATAAACACACCAGTTTTCGCCACCAACCGAGCCTTGTACTCCAGTCATGCCCGGTAGACAAATATTTACGAGTTTCGAAGAATCATAGGCTTTGACAGTGTTATATATGTCTCGAAATAGATCATTAGCAGCATCCTTGTTTTCATAGCCACCTCCACGTTCCAAGTCTATATCCACTCCAGCACACCAAGGATACTTATTCATGATGCGAATAATCTCAGTAAGAAATTTATCCTTTGCACCATTGGTGTTATTTCTAAGGGCTGTAAAAATAGAAGCCGTACCATGATTCATGATTGTAAGTAGCCATTTGATATGAGGCCAGCGGTTAATGTAAGTAAGCATACTGGATATGCTTGTTCCTGTTTCTGTTATGGTCCCGGTGATATCCACTTCAAAAGTAAAAATACCCACCGTATCAATTCGATCGCCATAGTCTCGTAGCGCCTGATACATGCGGGCATTTCCCATGAAACTCCAAACCATGCACCGCTTACCTTTTAGGTAATCAATCAAGGGCGCTCACTTCCTTCCTGCATTTCTTGAAATTCGAACAATAACCGAGCTGATTTTCTGTCCTCTAGCTTCACCACATGTTTGCTATCACCGGATGCTGTATATTGAAAAAATCCTTCCTTATCAGTTGGATTTCCATTCTTTAAACACTGTCTGGTTGATGCTAGTAGTGAAAAGGTATCGCCTGGGCTAGCGACCTCTTTAAACTTTACCCTATGCGCCCCTGCCCCTTGAGACAATTGGATACTACCCGCAGCCATATTCTGTATAGGATAGATATGACAGTCAAGACCTGTGGAAGTTGAACCCAGATTGAAGAGAATAACCGTCTCTCCGCTACGAACCACTCCGTTATAAAAACGAGCGGGAACAATAACACCGCCCTCCCGGAATTTTTGAAGCATCGTTTCTGTATTAATTGTATAACCGGTTAGACGATCACCTTCCTGAGCCTGAATATCAGTGAAATAAACAGTACCTGTGCAATCTCCAAGAAGTAGTTTCACTGTTACGCTTACTACTCGTTTATCCTCTTTACAATGAATCGTCTCAGCAAACCTGGTAAATGTAACTGGCATCTGCACCACCTACCCATCCAACGTCCACTTAATTTCTGATACATGACCAATCCAGCCCGTAGCAACAGAACCACCTTGCAAAAGCATATCTGTAAAGAACACCTCACCAGAACAATCAGTAATGAAAAGACGGATGGTAAGCGACTTTATCTTTCCAATACCTCTCGGTGTAATAGCATGTGCTGTCTGTGAAAAATAAGCCATAGCACTGCCTCCTTCCTAAAAGAGATCGATAAACCTGGTTTCTGTCGACCCATCCTCATATTCAATGACAACTTCAATCCCAACTTGCCCGTTTGGCCCTTTCTGAAGGTTTTCCGATGCAATCTGCGCTGAGAAAGTGTAACTCTTCCTACTGGCAGGATAAACGGTCTGGGATAGACTTTTCGTCATCCCTAAAACGCCCTCAGCTTTAAAGGAAGCTGTTCCTGATACACCATTATTAGGGTCAACTGTAAAACCTGAACTTAACCAATAGGTTAGACCATCATCAGCTCGTGAATTTCGTAGATGATTAAAAGGCACCAAGTCTTTTAATTCCTGACGGTCAAGAACATCAGTGGAAGATAAAATATCGGCTGCTTTATCCCACCCAGCAGAGGAATCTCCTAATTCTCTTAAAGTTGTTGATAGCTCCAGCACTGTTTTCCATGGTTCTTGTAGATTATATTGTCTGCGAACTACACGAGTTTTGACAGATAACTTCAAATCTTTATCATCTACAGTTACTATGTCACCTAGTTTCCATGCCTCATGCTCATATCCTGTTAGCACTGATAAGTCCATTGCAGAGAGAACATATGAGATTCGTGGCTTCGCATACTGAGCTAAGCGCATATTGGCAAACTCAAGCAGCTGATAAGGGTTACTAATTGATGAAGCATCCAGCGTTCCTACTCTGACTTCTGATGAATAGCTATAATCCTCAACATACTCCTTATTACCATTGATGGAGGCAAACGTCATGCCATCTTTACCATAAGCATAAAGCCTGGTAATTAGACTTCTTGTATCCACCACGCGCTGTATACTTTTCATGTTCTTTCTATAGCAGAATAAGGCCCCGCTATCCGTACCGCCAAATGTCAAAAGGTGTACCAAACGATTGGCACTATCGAAAATCAAGTCACCACCATGAATATTCTGTATTGTTCGTAGTATAGCTAATGCATTCTTTTCTGTTGATTGCCATGTTCGTTTTGTACTGACAGTGACATTTCCTAATGACCAGCCAGTACCAAGTAAGGCATAGCGCATAGGAACTTCCGGTGTCTCTGCGACAAATTCCATGGGTTCTTTTTCAGCGCTAAAGGAAAGATCATAAAAGGCAGCTTCCGCATATACTTGAGTTACAACTCTACCATCTGAACTTTTCTCATCTGTTATAGTTCGAATACGATAAACATCATTGACGATCTGCACCTGTTTTTCATTGTCTAATGTCACTCGCTTGGAATCATGAAATGGCAGTTTAAACTCCAGAATATCAGCGCCATTCACTTCACTTGTCACTATGATATCAAAGGCATTCTCTAGCACTGCTTCCCAAGCACCGTTAGTATCCAACACAACTGGTCTGGCAAATCCAAGTCTCTCATAAGGTGGTTTTGGTATATCATGTAGTTGTATTTCAAGAAGTTTAGGAGTTCTACTGGTGTCTTGAGTAGATAATGTAATTCGATAGCGGATATATTCTCTGTTAGGCGACTGCAGTTCCCCGCTTGCTCCAACGGCCTGCCATTCAGTCCAGCTAGACAGATCGTCTGATGTAGAAGTTTCCACTAGGCTTATGGCTGTTATACCTGCGGTGTATTCACTTGTAACTGATACCCTGCCCGTTCCTGCAAGACTACAGGCAGCTGCTATCGTAAAAAGCTGACCACTTTGTGCATAGACTCCGCTTGTTGCTTTCAACATGACAGAGCCAGGATCCGCAAGAGCATCTACATCAGCAGCACTGTCACCACCGTTTGCCAAAATTGAAAATTTGAAATAGGAAATAAGATCCTCCATGGTAAGTAAAGAATCTTTTTCATAAAACCAGTCATCAAATCCTCCTGCGTAATAATAGGTATTTGCATGCATCCCCATCACTATATCCGCAACACAAGATTGATTTAAGTCTCCAGTGAATGTTCGAACTGGAGATTGCCAAACAGCGCCATCACTTCGGTCACAAAGTAAGTTCTGCACCCTTTTGTTGTTTACCTCGATAACAGAAGCGATAAAGTACCACCCGTTATTCTTTAGGGTAATAGTAGGCGTTTCGGTCTGATCATATATCAAGGAGCCTGAGGCATTATACAGCATTAATCGCAACCTTCCCTGAAATAAAGAAACATAAAAAATTGGCTGACCAGGCCCTTGTCTAGTATTAAAAATCGGGATATATGTCTGCCCTACAGAATAAGTAGTTGGATTTATCCATCCGCCAACAACAATCTTTTCACCTAAATCACTAAAAAAGCTACCGTCATTGGTAGCCACTAAATGAGTCTTTTCACTTGTTGGATTAATGATATTCTGCCTGAAATATCTTCCTAATCTACCGGATAACAAGTTGGCGGATGTGCCTGACCATCCGGATACAAAGAAGTTTCTGTTATGACCGGAGTCATCTGTAAGCATGTTGTTGCTATCTGGTGCGGCTTCATTAAATCGCCACAGAGCAACTGTCTTCTCGCTTACAGGAAACTCACCCGTAAAATCCGTCTGTGATGTTAAGATTGATTTAATTGCCACCAGATCACCTCCATCTGCTTTTGGCCAGAATCTTCAGCTCCGAAAATGTTGCTCCCACAGCTGATACTGTTATTTCATTTTCACCTTTGTGAAGTACAGGGAAGTTTAACTCATCCAGGACTGGAAGCCCATTTCGAAGTGTATTTCCGTTGGCATCGGTTATTTTTGCTGTCACTAATCCGCTATCAATTACAAGCACTTCATCTGCCGTCAAAGCTCCAACCACTCGAAGTTCCTCTCCATTCGTGGTAATAGAAATATATGTGGATGTAGATCCACTGATTGTGCCCTTAAGTTGATATATCGGTTCTGAATCTGTATTCCCGGTTATTCTTTGGAGCTCATGAGTTCCAACACTTGAAATCGTGAATTGTTCATCTGTCAGCGCATAAGCGTGAGGATCAGGGCAGATAAACTTCAACTCAAAGGCACCTGCAGTTCTAAGTAATCTCTCGCAGTCTACTTGTTCAGTGAGGCGAGCATAAAAGAATCGATTCGGAATATCCTCTAATATAAGCTGCTTAAGTCCGTTCATTGGGTTGAGCCACTCTGCAAGATCATCTAACACGCTCACTAAATCTGCAAAGCTCTTTTGAGGATATATGCTACAGCTAATCGTAATGATCCGCTCTGAGATATCACAACCAAAGTCAGCAACCCCTGCCTTCCCCGGAACAACCTCATACGCGTTTCTTAATGCGGGAGATGCCTGCCAACTTGTGAGCCTTGCTTTTATCTTCATATTCTTTGAGTTAATACCGTTATAAATAAAGCCCATACATCGCCCTCCTTTACGCAGTTATAAATCTTCCTTGTGCTCGAGATCCTGTCTGCATCAAATTGTATAACTCCTGTGAAATCTTCCGAATATCGTCTTCACTTCGAACAATCATCTGCTGTATCGTAATTAATGACCCTCCAATTGTTCCATATCCGCTACTAAAACCGGCTCCATTCATATTCAGATTAGGGTTAATGTCAAAATCAGTAGGGATAGCGTTTTGCATATCCTGGCTAACACTATTCATGGCTTTTTCAAAACCGACACCAATACCCTCTCCCATGTTTTCGCCAATTCCAGCAAACAATGTAGATGGCGATCGAATTCCAAAGAATTTTTTTATTTTATCTACTACACCACCAAAAAAACCTGAGATTTTATCCCAAAGCCAGGCTCCGGCATCTGAAATACCCTGCCACAAACCTTTGATTAAATTGGTCCCAACCTGGGCAATTTGCCAAATAGATCCTGTAAAACCTTTAACCAGTGCCGCAATAATTTGTGGCACTGCTTTAACAACCTCTACTATAATTGCTGGAAGGTTCTTAATCAGCGAAACCAACAGCATGATTCCTGCTTGAATGATCTGTGGTATGCTGCCAATAATAGCATTCACAAGGGAGGATACAATCTTTGGTATAGCGGTAATAACTGTTGTAATAATTAGTGGTAGATTTTGAATCAGTGCCACTAGCAGTTGAACCCCAGCATCAATAAGCTGTGGGATTGAGCCCAAAATCGCTGTGATTAATCCGTCAACAATCTGAGGAATTGCTTCTACAATGGCGGTAATGATTTCTGGCAAAGCACCAATTAAAGATGTCAGAAGCTGAATACCAGCCTCGATTATTTGAGGTATTGCGCCTATAACAAAATCTACTATGCCAGTAATAATGGCTGGCAAAGCCGCGATCAGCACTGGAAGGGCATCTAAAATACCTTGAGTTAATCCAAGTACAAGTTGCAGAGCTGCTTCTAAAACCATAGGAAGGTTATCCAAAAGCCCCTGTACGATTTGTACCACCGCTGAAACTGCAGCGGGAATTAACTGTGGCAGAGCTTCTGCAATTCCACTTATTATGGTGCCAATCATTTGAATACCTGCTGTAATTAGCGCTGGAAGTGTTTCAATGATTCCATTGACTAATGTCATCAGTAGCATGACTGCGGCTTCTGTTATTTGCGGTAGTGCAGAGGTAAGCCCTTGAACCAGAGAAATAATAATCTGCGAAGCAATATCTACTACAATTGGCAACTGCTCAGATATAAACTGAACTGCTTCCTCTAAGATTCCTCCAAAAGCATCAATTAAGCCTTGAACACCGTCTTTTTCAAATGCTCCAGACAATTCATCGACCCAACCATTAACCATGGGAAGAACGGTACCGGAAAGCATAGTTGTTAAACCTTCAGCAAGTTGGCCCTTCAATGAAGCAACACCATCTTCGAGAGTTGCCATCTGCCCAGAAAAGGTTTTTGACTGAGCTTCCATTGACCCATAGAAACGCCCACCTTCCGATGTAGCTGAGGCAAACGCTTCTGCGACCATATCTGCAGATATTGCCCCTTTGGACATTTCATCCTTAAGTTCACCAATGGATTTTCCTGTCTTACGCGAGATCTCCTCTAGTGGGTTAAATCCTGCATTAATCATTTGCATCAAGTCCTGTCCGGTTAACTTACCAGTAGAGGACATTTGTGCAAATGCCAGTGTCAGGCTTTTGAACTTCTCGGCATCTCCCTGAGATATATCACCCAGCTGCTTCATGCGTTTTTGAGCTTCTTCTGCAGACATACCAAAGCTCATAAGGGTTTGAGCTGATTGGGCAAGATCCTGCATTCCAAATGGTGTAGCTGCTGCTTCTTTTTTCAGATCATTAACCAGCTTTTGAGCTTTAGCCTCATCACCAAGCATGGTGGTAAAGGAAGCTGTGTAGTTTTCCATTTGAGCGTTGTACTCAACGCCATCTTTCATAGCGCCTATAAAGGCTTTTCCAATTCCCGCAATGGCTGAGCCTAAAGCTTTTACCCCACCAATTATGGCTTCTGATAACAAATTTGCTTTAAGTACATCTCCAAAAACAGAGGTTTTCTTGCTAGCATCATCCATTTCATCGCCAACATCATCAACATTATCTGCAAGTTCATTGGCTGCATCAGCGGCATCTTCCATGTTATCAGCACTGTCATCTGTGGCGTCGGCATGGTCTCGTAGCGCTTTATGGTTATTTTCAAGTTCCCGCTCCATGCCATTAAGTTCAGCCAATGCTTTATTTAGTTGAATCTGCCAGTTTTGGGTTCTACGATCGTTTTCTCCAAAAGAAGTAGAGGCGTTATCTAGGGCAGCACGTAGTGTCTCTATTTTTTCTTTTTGTGCATCAATGGATTTTTCTAATACTTCATTTCTTGCAGTTAAGGCTTGGATGGATTTATCGTTTTTATTAAACTGGGAACTGACTAGAGCCATCTCACTACCTAATACTTTAAATGCTTGGTTAATGTCACGAAGTGCATTTTTGAATTCCTTTTCGCCTTCCACTCCGATTTTTAAACCAAAATTATCTGCCAAGATTACCGCCTCCTTTCTTTTGAAAGATCAAATACCATAAGGAATAATGTCATCGATGTAAATCTTCCGTTTTGGTTTGGACATTCCAAGAAACTGCTTATGGCACTCCCATAAATCCATAAGCAAGCCAATAGGTGTAAGCCATGTTTCCTCTTCGGTACGATTTAAATGAACTGTCCCGTAATATAAAAGCCGGGTAAAGAGTTCATTCTCGTTTACCCGGTTTAAACGTTTTTTGAGTCATCTTCAGATTCTACATTTCTCTTGGTTCCCTTAAACATTGCTTCTGTCAAAGCATTCTTATAAGTAGCTAGTTCCAAAGGAGATGTGAGAAGTTCAACTTCTTCTTGAGTAAGCAGCGGCTTTTTGTTATCTGGATTTCGAAGGTTGTGAATGAGTAGGCTCTGATTGGCCATTAAAGTTATCAGCCAGACTATTTCATCCAGTGCCATTTCGAAGTTCTCAGACTTCAGTAATTTCTCACCCAAATTTTCAAGACCGCCATATCTCCCAGCAATTTCTTTTGTGGCTTTAGTGGTAAGAATAAGCTCATACTCCTGCCCGCCAATATTGATCTTTGCACTTCTTTCGTTATCCATTCCAATCCCCCCTTATTCTCCACTTCCGCCAGAAGCAGCAAATGTAGGCTCATACACTTCGCTATACCAACCATTAATAATTGCCTGGGTTACGCCCTCATCACCCTCGTTTACTTCTGCTTTCCATGGATGCTTACCCTGACCATCCAGCTTATTTCTACGAAGTACTGTTCCTTCAATGGTCGGAGTTGAGAAAGTAATACTATCACCTTTGGTCGCCAAGTTTGTTGCAGGAATTCCAAACTTCACACGATACAGCCAAAAGTATCGGTATTTACCGTTTGCCTTTTGTGCTCTAAAGCCAATTGCAACAGGAGCCCCGCCATCCTCACTGGTTGAAATGAGTACATGGTTGTCATCAATGGTTGCTCCTGTTAAATCTCCTGCAGCTGTTACCCCTATATCATCAATACCGAGAGTAAGGGTACCACTTTTAAATTCTTTGACAATTTCAGCGGCACCATCATCGGCATAAAGAGTGGCCTCAGCAAGCTCAACGGAAAGTTCTGCACTGATTGCTTTTGCTAGCGGCATCGGTGTATCATAGGTTTCATCACCGTTGTCATCTTCGGTGATTTTTGCATAATAAAGTCTATCCAGACCGATTGTAGCCATGTTTTATTCCTCCTTTTCCAATTGAAATTCATATGGTTTAGCCACATCTATGGCATAATGGTGATAATCGGTATCATCCTCATGTCCGATGTATCGACGATCCGTTATCGTAAAATCCGCACCTAGAAGAGTGCGGACAATGGCATTTTTTATAGCTGTATAACTGCCTTTCACAAATAAGGAAAGTCTGGCTTCCTGTACTTCATATCCCGGTGTGTTATCTGCATGAACCTCAAACAAATCAATAAGAGGTGTAATCACAAGATAAGTATCAGGAGGAACACCAGAAAATCTTCCTGTTTCTACCGGGATACCGCACAAATCTGCTATGAGATTAAGTTCATTTAATATACTCATAAGTTTTCGACCTCCTGCTCAAACCTCTTCTTCATAGCGTCAATACATGCTTTTCTTGAAGCCCTTCTTGCAGGCTTTAAAAATGGTTTTGGAGGCTGACCCGATTTTCCGTATTCGATGATATTGGCAATCTTAGCGTTACTTTCGCCGCTTCTTCGTGGCTCCTTAAAACCTATCTTCACGTTGAAATTGCCATTTCGGTCCACTTTAGCAGGAGAGAGACCCAACGAACTAATAAGCTCACCTGTAGACCGACTTTTTTCTTTTGTTCCGCTACCAACTACAGCTTGCAAATTAGATCTAACCTTTTCCAAAACGATTTCCCCGCCTGACTCAAGTACCTTTGGGATGATTTCATCCGTCTTATCGCCAAGCTTTGAAAGCTTTAAAAGAAAATCCTCAGGTATTTTTACTTGTACCTTAGCCACTTGACCCCACCACCTTTTTTGCCAAGGCTTCAATATACATGCCTCGACCTTTTACATCTTCAACATTTGTAATCTCATAGCGGCCATCATTACACACAATCACCATATTGGTAGATACCTCAACATCAGGTATCCTACGAAAACGAAACAGCGCAGTTGCTTCAGAAAATGCCGCTCGGTTAGTCCACTTTTCATTTCCATGACGATCTTCCTTATAAGCACGAACGGAAGCGAGGATGGTGTCCTTAGATTTACCAAAGCCTTCACTGTCTTTCGTTCTTTCAACAGAAATGAGATCGATAAAGGTATTCATTTTTCCAAAACTCATACTCTACACCTTCCAATCCCGGTCAAGCCTGAGCAGTAAATTTACAGTGTTCCAAACCTGCTGGCCAGCCTGCACGTTATCAGCAAAAAAGCCGCCAGTGCTACCATCCCTACTTTCATAGAAGTGAGATGACAGCATAATGACGGCCTGCTCGGTAGTTGGCGGCATTGTGTTCTCATTATAATGACCTTCCGGTACATGCTGGTAACTCTCGGCATATGCGATAGCGGTGGTGATGTACATCTGAAGAAGTTCATCATCGCGATCGTGCTCAAGAATTAGATTTGCTTTAACTTTTTCTAAAAGTGTCATCACCATCACTATCCTTTCTAAGGTGTATCTCCATTCATGATTCCTGCAGTTTTCAGCTTACTGAGCAAGGCATTAAAGTCCGTCACTAGAGCTTCTACAGTATCCGCAGTGCTTGCCGGTTGATTTTCAAGAACAGGGAGCCCAGTTACTTTGGCTCCCTCTTCAATGACAAGTTCTCCACCAATAACGGTTTTTTCTCCACCTTGTTCGGTGTAGTTCTTTGCGTTATAGCTCATCATTTGCACCTCCCATTAAGCTTTCTGCTGAAGAACTTTGATGGCTTCAGGTAAAATGAGCTTTCCATCTACACGCTGGCTCGCAAGGAAACCAACCTGCCCAGTAGTTGCAAAAAGCTCGTTTAAACGTTTGAAAGAACGCCCCTGTCTGTCAGCAATCCAATAGTATCCGAAATCACCGAAGGCAATCGTCTTTGCTCCAGCTTCAATAATAGGAGCATAAGCAGAAGTGTAAACCGGACGATTCAGCAACGTATCTGGAGTACCTGCTGTTAAAGAAGGCTGCCACAGATATTGACCTTGACCGTCTTTCAGTTTACGGATTGCTTTTACTGTTGCATCATTCATCAGGAATACTGCGTTCTTTCTGTAAGGAGCCTTCAGGGAATAAACAAGATCGATAATCTCATCTGCAGTAATGGCAGTTGCAGACCCGGCTGTCACTCCAAGCTGTGCACCACCAGTAGCGTTGAAAATTCCTGTAGGTTTTCCATCTCCGTCTCCAACTAAAAAAGCTTCTTCTTCCTTAGCACCGATTCTACGGGCAAATTCAGTGGAGATATAATTCTCCAGATCAAATACACTGTCATTGAGAAGTTCATCAGAAACTTTAATCATTGTACCCAGCTTATAGGCACCGATAGATGTCTGGCCAAATACAGAATCACTCTCATCAAACTCCTCACCTTCATCAAGCCAAGCCGCTGTACCCTTTGTCACCACAACCGGGATTTTACGATCACCGCTTGAAGTCTGAATAATTTTTGCCAGTTTACGGAATACATTCTCTTCCTCAAGGGTTTGAACTAGGGTACGCTCAAATTCATCAGGAACAAGATATCCTCCCTCTGAATCAGTGCCTACAGACAAAGCATTTAGCACATCATGGCGAGGAGTTTTGCTACGCATTACGTTCCAGAATGCCTTTCTGTACTCATCACTGGCTCTTCCGGTCTTTGTATCCATCCCCGGAATAGCTGGTTTTTCGGTAAGAGGTGTGTTTACAGGCTTATTAAGCTCTGCTTCAAGAGCTTCTTGGCGCTCCAGCCTTGCGATTTCCTTACCCAAATTAATAATATCTGCTTCCATTTTGTCGTAGGTTGCGGCATCCTCTGCGGACACAAGTCCATCACTACCACGCTTTGAATCAAGAAATGCCTTTGCTGCTTCCCATGCTTTTGCGCGCTTTTCACGCAGTTCAAGAATTTTACTCATTTTCATTTCCTCCTAATATTTCAATAAATTAAGCCGCTCATAAAGCGACTTGACTGACTGTTTTACAACTGGTTTTTGAAGCTTATTCATTAGTGAATTGGTCACTGCTCTTCTGCTAAAGACAAAGCTATCTTGTAGTGCACTCTCTCCTGGTTTGAACATAATGTTATCTGCAAAACCAAGCTCGACTGCCTTATTGGCATTTAGCCAAGTTTCAGCATCCATCAGGTGAGATAACCTTGTTCTAGACAAACCGGTTTTAAGTTCATAAGCATTGATGATGCTTTCCTTAACTTCATCCAGCATCTGCATTGCCTTTTGCATCTCCTCGCTATCGCCAATGGCTATGGTGAAAGGATTATGGATCATCATCAGTGATGTTGGAGACATTAAAACTTCCGTACCTGCCATGGCAATGACTGAGGCGGCTGATGCTGCAATGCCATCAATCTTTATGGTGACATTGCCTTTATAATCCATCAGCATGTTATAAATCTGTGATGCTGCGATACAATCACCACCAGGTGAATTAATCCAAACTACTATGTCACCCTCGCCACTCATTAACTCTGCTTTAAAAGCAGCAGGGGTAATATCATCATCAAACCAACTCTCCTCAGCAATTGCACCGTTTAGATAGAGGGTCCGTGACTGTGTATCTTCATCACGCACCCAATTCCAAAATTTCTTCATTCATTTTTTCCCTCCATTCCTTCTTTATTTGCGAATATGCCTGCGTCCGCAAGCTTGGTCATATTGCCATTGATTAGATATAAGTCCCCGCCAAGCTCAGGTGGGATTCGATCAAGGTTTTCTAGCTCCCTAATATCATTGGCACTCATCCAACCATTCTGTCTCGCAGTTGCATACCCGTTCATTCGAGAGACATAATCACCTCGAAGCAGTCCATCCACATTAAACTTGGCAAAATAGAGCTTCTTTTCATCTGGTCTTAAAAGTGATCGGCTGATGGCCTGTTCCCAACGAATCACCCAGGGGTCCAAAGTGTATTTCACAAACTCCAGTGACTGTTGCTCAATATTAGAAAAGCTCGATTTTTCCAAGTCCCCAACCATATGTGGAGGCACGCGGAAAATCCGAGCGATTTCATTAATCTGAAACTTTCTTGTCTCTAAAAACTGAGCTTGTTCTGGTGAGATACCAATAGGCTGATACTTCATCCCTTCCTCAAGCACTGCCACACGATGGGAGTTGCTGCTTCCTTGATAGGCGGCATTCCAGCTATCTCGCACCTTTTGTGGGTCTTTAATCGTTCCAGGATGCTCAAGTACACCTCCCGGAGCTGCTCCATTTGCGAAAAACTTAGCTCCATATTCCTCACAGGCTATGGCCATACCAATGGCATTCTTAGCCATTGCAATCGGAGAATACCCTACTAGTCCATCAAATCCTAAGCCAGGAATATGAAGCACTTCGCTTGGCCTTAGTGTGACCGTCATTCCATTCATCGTAGGTGCTTCATCGGAATATCTGGTATAGGTGTAATAAAGAGCACCACTGGAATCGCGGTCCACCGACATTCGATTTGGCATTAACGGATACAGTGCTATGACTTCACCTTTTCCATTTCGAATAATCTGTGCATAGGCATTGCCCCATAATAAAAGATGAGTCATCAACGTCTCTCGAAAAACGAAGGAACTCATCTCTGGGTTAGGTTCATCATGTAATAAAAAATACAGCGGATGAGAAAGAGCCTTTTCCTTACCACCGCTTGCAGTGTATTTATATAGGTGTAGGGGGAGCCCTGCCACAGCCTCTGCAAGTATTCTTACGCATGAATAGACCGCTGTCATTTGCATTGCTGTATGTTCGTTTACAGGCTTACCGCTGGTTGTTCCACCAAAAAAGAAGCTGTAATTGCTTCCTGTGGTTCGATTTTGCGGCTTATCACGCGCTTTGAAAATATTAGAAAACAATCCCATCTGCATCACTCTCCTTTGCTACAAAATAAGAAGCCCTCGACCGTCATAAACAGAGTTACCTGTTCCACCTTTGCGGATTGCTCGGTCAAGAGCCATAATGGTAGCGACTGCTCCATCTATTCTTTCAGTTGATTTTTCTTTATCCGGCTTGATATTTCCAGCAGGATCAGTACGAATAAAGATGTTATCCATCATCCATCGAAGCACCGGATGACCACCATGCGCCAGTTTCTCTTCCAAGGTAAGCTTCATAAGCTCCTTCGTTGGCGGACTCATATCTTTAAAACCTTGACCGAAAGGAACTACTGTAAACCCAAGGTTCTCTAAGTTTTGTGTCATCTGTACAGCTCCCCACCGGTCAAAAGCAATTTCTCGAATGTTGTACTTTAAGCCCAGCTCTTCGATAAAGTTTTCGATGTAACCATAATGCACCACGTTTCCTTCAGTGGTGTGTAAGAACCCCTGCTTCTCCCATACGTCATAGGGAACATGATCACGCTTTACCCTTTGGTCCATGTTATCTTCTGGAATCCAGAAAAAAGGGAGGATGATATATTTATCTCCCTCATACTCAGGAGGGAATACAAGAACAAATGCTGTTATATCGGTTGTAGAGGATAAGTCCAAACCACCATAACACACACGCCCTGTAAGACTTTCTGGGTTTACAGTAAAAGCACATTTATCCCACTTTTCCATAGGCATCCAGCGCACCGACTGTTTAACCCATTGATTCAAACGAAGCTGCCTGAATAGGTTCTCTTCGGCTGGATTTTGTTTTGCGCTTTCACAAGCAATATGAATTTTTTCTATATCAACGGTAATGCCCATTGAGGGGTTGGCTTTCGCCCACACCTCTGGATCGGTCCAGTCATCATTTTCATCTGCACCATAAATAACTGGATAAAATGTTGGATCAACCTTTCGTCCTTCTAGAATATCTTTAGCCTTTTGATGCACCTCGTAGCAAATAGAGTGAGTATCATTTCCGGCAGTCGTAATTAAAAAATACAGCGGTTGCTTTCTTGCATCACCTGAGCCATGGGTCATGACATCAAAAAGCTGTCTATTGGGTTGCGCATGAAGTTCATCAAATACAACACCATGCACATTTAGTCCATGCTTGGTATACGCTTCTGCAGACAAAACTTGATAGAAACTACCTAGCGGTTTATAAACAAGTCGTTTTTGCGATAGTACCGGTTTAATTCTTGCTTTCAGAGCTGGACATTGTTCTACCATATCCACTGCTACATCAAAAACAATGGAAGCTTGCTGTCTGTCAGATGCACATCCGTATACTTCACCGCCATGCTCAAAATCACCACAGGTAAGCAGTAACGCAACCGCTGCTGCTAGCTCAGATTTACCTTGCTTTTTAGCGATTTCGATATATGCCGTATTAAATTGACGGTAACCATTAGGCTTTATAATCCCAAACACATCGCGGATAATCTGTTCCTGCCAGTCAATAAGTTCAAATGGCTGCCCATACCATTCTCCCTTCGTATGTTTTAAGCAATTAATAAAAGACACCGCAATGTCTGCAGCGTCCTTATCATATACCGAACCATCTGCCTTAAAGATGGTCGGCTTATATTTTTTTAGTTTACGTATGGCCGCCACCTCCTTATGGCTACGAAAAAAGGAACCCCGCAGAGTTCCTTCAAAATTTGTTTAAGTTATTCTGTTTTTTCTTCCCCCGTCAAAATGAAATGGACATATTCTCCTTTGTTCCTTTCAAGGTAATCTACTAGCTCCATATAACCTGCTCTTAAAGCAATACTAGTCACAACCGGAAGATCAAACATATTCGTTTCACCTGTTTCTCGAATGGCAAATATTTGTTTCATAATTATCTCATTCATTGGCTACCTCCTCTGATTCTACTGAATCGGTTGTGGCTTTACGCAGGATTTCCACATCGAAGCCTGCACTCTTATAGCCTTCTAAAATTGTACTGTAATAATAACAGCTCGGCTGTCCAAGCGGCTTTCCATCATTCACGATGTATACCATCGCCTTAACGGTTTTACCTCCCAACTTCACTTTTATTGTTTCCTTGCGATAAAGGAACGGCCATCCCTCGTAACGGTCAAGTGCAGCTTCATCGACAGGTGTGATTTCCCACACTAAAACGGGTACGTTGCTACCCTTAAAAGGCTCGATGGTCGCCACAGCGCCTGCGTGTGCCCCTCTAAATAATAAACGGTGGTCATTGATTTGACTTGCTCCTACCACCTTCGCTGTGGGGCATCTGTTGGCCATTTGTTTTAGGTTAAGGTTAGAGCCATAGGCAAGATATAATTTATTCTTCATTGTAATCCTCCTTTTTAGCTTTATGGGTTAGGGGCAGCTCAGGCCGCCCGAAACCGCCATGCAGCTGAACCCGAAAGTGCTGCGGTCAAATGCTCTCTGCAGTTTGCAAATTCATCACCAATGAAACCAATCCGGTTTAGGTAGGTTCTCATGGCAAATTTCTCGTTCTCCACCTGTGGTTTCTTTGCTGATGCACACTTTTGTGTTAAGGCTTGGTGGTTGATGGCAAGCGCTAGAACAATGTAGCTTCTTATCTTTCCAGCGTGAAGCTCGCTGTTAAAACCTCTAAGTTCAACTGTATGGTTTCCGGTGAAAAAGCTGTGAAGGTTTAGGAAATGGTAGCGACTGTTGTGGTAATGAGTGCTTCTACTCTCGCTGTAACCCTCGTACCAAATGTCCTCAATTTGTCTCATGGTTTTAGGCTTTTTGCGGTTCATCTTCTCAACCAAAATGCTGTCCATCTTTTTGCAGTAATTCATTCTCTGCGGTGCAATCTGAAGTGCTTTATAAAATAAGTCATTTTTACTTGCAATGATATTTATAAAGTTTCGAATACTTCTTGGGGTATGTTCAGCACCGTCTAGATGAATGTGAATGCCGCAAGATGTATTTGTAAAGGCTCCAGCTTTGCGAAGCTTTCTTACTAGCTCCTGTAAAGTTTCAATGTCCTCTCGGTAGGTTAGGATTGGGCTAACTAGCTCAACGCTATAATCTCTACCTGCAGCTACTTTTCTTCTACCTTCTTTTCTTTGACAGTGAATGCTCCCATCATACATAAATCTCCAAACTCTACCATCTGGAGTTTTTACCTTCTTAGTGTCGTAGTAAGTTCCGCCTTCACTATAAGTGCCTTGCAAAAACTCTGCAGCGACTCTGGCTGCCCATTCCCTTGTAATACCTGTAAATTCAATCTCGATTCCGAATTTTGTGCTTAACATCGTATCTCGCTCCTTTTAAAGTGTGTTTGTCCTTTCAGCATGTACATATATCACTCTAAAAGGCTTATATAGCAAGACAATTCTGCAATATAAATCTACATATCTATTGCCATTTTGGGCTTAAAATGTGTATGTTTACTCTTCGATTTTCTTGCATAAATCCTCTCCAAAGACCACTCCAAGGGAACTGCCTGAATCCCAACTGACGTGGATGGTTCCCATATCATCAACGCTTGTAACCGTGCCTTTAGCTCCAGGCTGAAGCTTGGTATAAGGGTCATTCATTTTAAGTAACATGACACGAGTTCCCGGAGTGTAATAACTTCTAAGTTGTTTTAGCATTTCTGGGTGAATGATATTCATTATTCACTCACCTCCTTATGCTTGGCAGTTCCGCTTTTGAAGGCAGAGCTACCCGACAGTTTGGAGAGGAGAATTTTTCGTTCCGTTTTGTATTCTGGACCGATAAAGCCAAGTCTTAGAAGGAAACAACGGAAAGCGTACTTTTCATTCTCCACTGATTTCTCGGTCGAGTTGACGCGTGTCTGCTTCTTTGCCATTTCGCAAAGTGCTGTTACAAAGTAAGTATAAGCCTTAACCTCCTCTGCGGAGCACTCACTTTGGAACCAGGGGAAGGTTACAAATTCCTCATTTACGATAATGGGAATAGAGTCAGTATCAAGTGCTTTCTTTATAAGGGTTTCTTTGCTTTCTACCAATCCTTTTAGATTATCAAGTGCGATTTCGGTAAAACCCTCCCTCGGCATTTGAATAATCAATCTAATATCTTCGATTTCATCTGGCTCGGTATATATGGGAGATTCTTCGTAATCATTATATGGACTTACCCTTCCACAAAGAGCCTCTTCATAGGGAATTTGAATATTTTCAGGAACAAGCTCTGCTTTTGAAAGTGGTGTGTCATATTCTTCCTTAGCCGCCTTGAAGTCATGAAAGCTTAATAGAGCATCAACCAGTTCAGAATTATCTGGTCCTCTGACTACTCCATTTTTGTCAATATTGTAGTCAGCCACCTCATATGCAAATGTAGGTGCTCCAAGGTATTTAACAGGAGCATTCAGTTTTTGGCTGATTGCGTTGACTAACTCTTTTCTTTTTGCTCCTGTGACATTATAGTTTATCTGCATTTTTTATACCGCCTTTCTATTTTCGGTACATACATATATCACTCTAAAGGCTGTTAATATCAAGTCATTTAGGGCATCTATCTGTAGAAAATACTGTTCCATTAATCGGCGGCATTCCTTGCAGATAACACAATGCCAGTCAGCACAAAACAGACGCATGGAAGTGCTACACCATTACCCCACATTTTGTACTCAGCTGAATCGGAATGGGGGTTGTTAAGCCATTTAATAATTTGCTTTCTTGTTTTTGGCTTGCTGCTTTTACCTATGATTTTGCGATGGGTTTCCCAAACCTCCGTCCAAAATGAAATTTCATCTTCTGTAGGATTTTCCGTACCAAGGTCATCACACCAATCATCCGGGAAGCCTTGCAATCTAGCACATTCCGTTGGTGTAAGCCTTCGGACGATAAAGTTGGGTTCAACCAATCCGTTTTGATAGCCTGGATTGGTACCATTGATAATCGCATTTGATGTACCGTCCTGCCTATAGCATTGACTTTCAGCTTTCAACTGAGGGTAAAATGATGCTGGTTGTGCCACTGCTCCAGGTCCTTTTGCCGTGAGTGTAGGTTGCTGTTCTTCATCTATAGAAGGTTTATATAGAGCGTTCTTTCCTTGATTAAAAGCTGCCCGATCAATGCCATAAGAAGGCTGAGTTACTACAGGGGCATCCTTGTAATCTCGAGACACTAATGTTGGTGCTTTATCTTCTACAACCTGTGTAAAGGATCCGGTAGTCATGGCATAGGCAACTGCGTGACGGTCAATAGTATTCAGCGTAAAAGAAACCTCTTCATCTATGCCGCTTCCTTGGGGACCATTTTTATCCTCTCTTCCAATCATCGAGCCTTGTAGAGCAACTACTACCATACCACCTTGATTACACCCTGGATTTCCTCCATTGGCATCAATGGTTCGAGAAGTATCCGCTTCATATATACCGCTATGTGGATTGCTTGACAGCATGGAGTTGCTTTTATCAGAACAGATGCCATATGCGGTAGGTACAAAAACGGTCTGGTCATTATTGCATCCAAGAGTGGCAGACTTATCATCCTGTATCAAAGCCCCCTTACCACCGCCTTCACAGCCAGAGCGGATTTTTAATGTTTTAGGTGTATTCATAATAAGAGGTACATTCCCACCGCCAGTTCCCATACGAGAGGTTAGCGTCTGTACTTTATTATCCTCCGAGAGTTTTACACGACTATCAGTTGGATGATTTTCAATAACAACAGCCGTTTGGTTATCTCCCATGTTTGCACGAAGGGATCCACTTAAATTTTCATCAGTATGGCCACCAACTCGAGAAGCAGCGCCCGGTTCAAAGGACATGACTGCACCTGGAACAACACCTGCTCGAAGGGTAGGGGAACGTTCTTCCTCATATCCTACACTTCGACTCTTGGCGCTGTGTTCGGTACAAAATCCGCTTGACTGCATGACGCAAGGCTGATGTCCGTGTTCCTCCGCTCGAAGTGTTGCGGTAATATCCTCCGAAACAGACATCACTTTCCCGCCTTGGTCATTTAAACAAGTTATGCTATCGCCTGTTTTTCCAGTGCTGTTTTTAGCATTTCCGGCAGTTCTTTGCCACGGGCTGCCGCTCGGCGTAAAATTCCTTGGCATGCCTTCGGACTCAAATAGTATTTCTCCGGCACATCTGTCTGCAAAATCTGCGACAAGGTAGATTCTACGACGACGCTGGGGGACTCCGAAATATTGCGCATCGATAGTTCGGTAAGCCACACTCCATCCGTCTCCCATATAGATGTCAGCGTATGGCCATCGTCCTTTTTCAGGTAAAGGCACTGAGGTGTTCGGCTCTTTGACACCGATGACCGCTTCGAGGACTGCCCTAAAGTCCTCCCCTTTATTTGACGAGAATGCGCCGGGGACATTTTCCCAGACTGCATACCTTGGATATTGTCCATTGGTCTTACACCTCATTTCCTTGATAATTCGGATTGCTTCATAAAAAAGGACGGATTGTTCTCCGTCCAGACCAGCTCTTTTACCCGCCACACTCATATCGGTGCAGGGCGAACCAAATGTTATAATATCTACAGGCGGAAGCACCGCACCGTTTAGTTTGTTGATATCCCCATAATGCTTCATCTGTGGGATGCGTTTGGTCGTAACTCGTATAGGAAACGGTTCAATTTCTGAAGCCCATAACGGCTCAATGCCACAAAGCAAAGCACCTAGAGGAAAACCACCACTGCCGTCAAAAAGCGAACCGAGTGTCAATTTACTCATCTGCATTCACCTCCGGCAGGTCAAGATACCTATATTCGACACCGTTTCTTAAAAGAAACACACCATCCGAGTTTCCAACTTGTTCAATATACCTTTTCACGATGACATCACAGTACTTTTCATCCAACTCAATGGTATAGCAGATTCTATCGGTCTGCTCACAGGCAATCAGTGTACTTCCTGAACCACCGAAGGGATCAAGCACAATACAGTTACTAAGACTTGAATTCATAATGGGATATGCCACGAGTGCCACTGGTTTCATGGTTGGATGGTCACCGTTTCTCTTCGGCTTCTCAAACTCCCAGATAGTGGTCTGCTTTCTATCGGAATACCAATTGTGCTTGCCTTTCTTTTTCCACCCAAAGAGAACTGGCTCATGCTGCCACTGATAAGGGGAGCGACCGAGTACAAGAGATTGCTTTTTCCAAATACAAGTACCAGAAAGATAAAATCCTGCATCGGAGAATGCTCTTCTAAAATTGAGTCCCTCCGTGTCGGCATGAAATACATAAATAGAAGCGTCCTTTGCCATCACAGCTTCGGTATTTTGAAATGCCGCAAGCAGGAAATCATAGAACGCTTCATTAGCCATATTGTCATTTTTGATTTTTCCAGCTGTTCCTTCATAGTTGACGTTATATGGAGGGTCTGTAACGACCAAATTAGCAGCTTTCCCATCCATCAAGACATCAAAGGTCTCTTGCTTGGTGCTATCTCCACAGACAAGTCGATGCTGTCCAAGTATCCAAACATCCCCTAAATGCGAAACAGCGGGCTTTTTCAGCTCGCTGTCTACATCGAAATCATCTTCTTTTATATTATCCTTAAGGGAATCCTTGAAAAGATCGTCTAATTCTTCTGGGTCAAAACCTGTGAGAGATACATCAAAGTCTGCGGCGTTTAAGTCTGTGATGAGAAGTGCCAGTTTTTCTTTATCCCAATCGCCACTAATTTTATTTAATGCGATATTGAGAGCCTTTTCCTTTTCCTCATCCATTTCAACTACTACGCATTCTATTTCATCCATGCCCATACTCAGTAGAACTTTCAAGCGTTGATGACCCCCGATAACTCTGCCTGTGGTCTTATTCCATATAACGGGTTCTACATAGCCAAACTCCTCAAGAGAGCGTTTAAGTTTCTCATATTCTGGATCTCCTGGCTTTAAGTCCTTTCTAGGATTATAATCAGCAGGGATTAGTAGCTTCGTTTTAATCTTCTCTATTAGCATACTTTTCCACCACCTCCCTTAATTCGCTGTATCTATTAACATCCTCCCATGGGAACAGACAGCTATTAAAGTGACCATAAACCGCTGTATCAGAATAAATCACATTTCTTAGACGCAGCTTTTCAATGATAGCCGCAGGTCTTAAGTTGAAAGTCTCCTGTGCAGCCAGAGTTAATATTTCATCAGAAACAGTTCCAGTGCCAAGGGTATTTATAGTAAAGGCTACAGGATTTGCCTTACCAATGGCATAGGAAATACTCACTTCACATTTCTTGGCATACCCACACCAAACGATATGTTTCGCAATATACCGAGCCATATAAGCACCGCTTCGGTCAACTTTTGTGGGATCTTTCCCACAAAGAGCACCACCCCCATGGGATGCAAGACCGCCATAAGTATCTACCATGATTTTTCTACCGGTTAGTCCAGTATCTGCAGCGAGTCCTCCTAAAATAAACTGACCAGACGGATTGATAAGAATTTCTGTTTCATCATCAAAAGGAAAGTCCTCAAAACACTGCCACAATACATTGTTTAGAATATCCTGCTTGAGCTCTTCCTGGGTCTTATTCTTTTCATGCTGCACCGACACCACAATGGTCTTTACTCTTACTGGAGTATCATCATCATATTCAATCGTCACCTGAGCTTTTCCGTCGGGGAGAATACCTTTAATGAGCTTACCTTTTCGAGCCTCATCCAGTCTCTTTACGATTCGATGGGATAGTACAAGAGGTAAGGGAAGCATTTCTCTAGTTTCTATTGTGGCATACCCATACATGGTCCCTTGATCTCCGGCACCGACAGAACCATATTGTTCGTTTACACCATTTCGTGCTTCCAGTGCAGTATTTACACCAGCTGCAATATCAGGACTTTGATTGTGTACATATACATAAATCAAAAATTTCAAAGGATTATAACCCACTTGTTTTAATACATTCCTGACAATGTATCTGATATCGATTTTCTCGCTGCAGGAGATCTCGCCCGCCACGATAATTTTTCCTTTAGTAGCCATAACCTCACAAGCTACGCGTGAGGCCTTATCTTTTCTAAGATATGCTTCCAAAATGCTGTCAGCAATAATATCGCACAGTTTATCAGGATGCCCTGCACATACACTTTCTGCTGTTAAATATCTCTTACTCATTACACATCTCCTTATCCTTATTTGCCTCTACGGGCAGATAGCAGTCGCTCCATCACATCATCCTGTGGGTTTGTGCCTGTATACTCTGTCGCACAGTTTTCACGAACAATCTGATATATTTCCATCCAGAGCCTATTGGTCTGGCTCATAAAGTTATGACTCATGGAAACGTATGGGCTTTGGATGGCATTGCCGGTGGTTGGATGCTTAGCAAGAAAACCAAACTCAGTTATCGCTTCCTCACATTGAATCCACCTGGCAGCACTCATTGCATAGCGTTCTAATAGCTGTGGTAGAATTAGATGTGCACACCCTCGCTCCTCAAGCCATTTCCATGTGATCTTGTAGATTTCACTAGCTACCAGAGTTTTTCCGTCCTTTTGTACTGCTGAAAGCATAGCCCTTGGCTGTGGCATCTCCTGCCCTTGAAGTTCGGCGGTATTTTTAAATTCGATAATTTCCAGTTTTCTTTTGCCTGGATTACCCTCCGCAATTTTATCTATAAGTGGCTTCTTTTTCTGCCCAGAGCCAATACGAGCACCACCTCGATTTGTACCATCTTTGGCCATTTACTCACCTCTTTTCTCGTTAGGGGTTATTACCCTGTTTGAAACCGCGACTTTTTGCACGAAGCCCCACGCCCGTTGTCCGCTTAAAAGCTGTAGAGATTCGACTCCCCCTACCGGGATGGCCAACGGTCTCCATCTCTTGCTGTGATGGCTGAGTGACAAGGAGTACAAAGAGCCATCAAGTTGCTTTCATCGTGTGTTCCTCCTTGAGACAAAGGAAGGATGTGATGCACTTCAGCTGCTGGTGTCAGCTTTCCCTCTCTTTTGCACTCTTCACATAATGGATGAGCTGCAATGTAACGGTCACGTATTCTTTTCCACGCACGCCCGTAACGCTTCCTCGTCTCAGGATCTCGCTGATATTTTTCATATCGTGAAGCTTCCTTTTTGGCATGCTCCGGACAAAAGCGTCCATCTGTCAGCTCAGGACAACCAGGAGAAGAACATGGTCGTTTAGGTTTCCTTGGCATTTCGCACCTCCATTTGGGCATAGAGAAAGCCCTCGCGGTTTTTCCACGAAGGCTCTCTACATTTTTTCACAATACCATTGTATAACCGATTGTGAGTAAAATCGTCCACGATATTACTCATTACTTTCCATAGAGTAGTAGTGCTAAATGCTGAAGTGCGCGATTCTTCTTGTTGTAAGCTGAAGAGCGTTCAATGTTAAAACGGTCACAGATGTTGTACACTGCATCAATCTGCTTTTGTTCATCGTCCAAATAGAACTCCTTTAACACATACTGCTCATCCTCCGTTAAGGCATCCCATGCAGGTTGAAACCAGTCCATGTATTCCAGTGCTTGGCGATAGCGTTCTTTTAATACATCAATTTCATTAATGCAGGCAATGAGCCTTTTCTCTCCTGCTTTCGGATCATGGGTCGCTGGCATGCCATTTAGAACTGGAGATACAGGAGAACTCATTTCTTCGTTGAGGGTAGCAATGTCCTCATCAGTATGTTCTATGATGTATTTCATGCTGCTGTAATCTTTTAAGGCATTGATTGCCGCTGCCCTTTTATCTAAATATTGCCAGACAATGTTCATCGTATCAGACCTCCTTTAGTGTTGCTTTTACCGCATCTATCAGTGCGGCTTGGGTATTGTTTTTATCATTTAGGGCTTTCATTACACGCTCATCAATGGTGCCTTTGGCAATCAAGTGATGGATCACTACCGTTTCATTTTGTCCTTGACGCCAAAGACGGGCATTGGTTTGCTGGTAAAGCTCCAAGCTCCAAGTCAAGCCAAACCATACAAGTGTTGATCCTCCGGCTTGCAAGTTGAGGCCATGTCCTGCGGATGCTGGATGGATGACTGCAATGGGAATCTCTCCATCGTTCCATCTCTTAATAGAATCTCTAGTGGACAGTACTTCGACCTCAAAGCGCTTTTGTATTCGAGATAAATCATGCTTAAACCAATAAGCAATCAGAACAGGCTTGCCATTAGCGGCTTCGATTAAGTCTTCCAGTGCATCCAGCTTACGGTCATGTATATGAATAACTACACCTTGATCATCATAGACTGCTCCGTTTGCCATCTGCAGGAGCTTTCCTGAAAGAGCTGCTGCATTGGCAGCAGTAATTTCCTCACCTTTAACCGTTGTAATTAAATCCCGCTTCATGGTATCGAGGGTTTTCATTTCTTTTTCAGAAAGCTTCATTGGCACTTCGTTTATAACCAACTCCGGCAGCTTAAGGTAATCAGAACCTTTCATGCTGATAGTGATGTCAGATATGAGCCTATAAATTGCTTCTTCTGCTCCTGGTTTTGGTTTGTAGGAGAAGATTACTTGTTGATTACGTTTATCCGGTACAAAGTAGTCCTCTCGATATCTTCCAATAAAGCGCCCAAGCCTTTGACCCATATCCAAGAGTCGATACTCTGCCCACAAATCCATCAATCCATTGGAGGATGGTGTTCCAGTGAGCCCTACGATCCTTTTTACCTGTGGCCTGACTTTAAGCAGGCTTTTAAATCGTTTTGCTTGATGGGATTTGAAGGATGACAGCTCATCAATTACCACCATGTCAAAATCAAAGGAGATTCCACTTCTTGAAATTAACCATTCGATATTTTCTCGATTGATGATGTATACCTGAGCTCTTTTCATTAGCGCTCGTTTTCTCTGAGCCACAGTACCAACTGCTACGGTGTAGTTAAGGCCTTTTAGATGATCCCACTTTTCAATCTCTGCAGGCCATGTATCTCTGGCAACTCGAAGGGGTGCAATAACCAGAACCTTACGAACAAGAAAACTATCCAGTGTTAGATCAAAGATAGCAGATAAGGTAATAACGCTCTTGCCTAATCCCATATCTAACAGCACTGCTGCTATGGGATGGGTAAGAATATACTCAGTGGCATACATCTGATATTCATGAGGCTTGTATTTCACGAAGTATCCCTCCAATCTGTTCTATGTGATCCAGGCAGAACACCAAAAAACCAAGTGCTTCTAACTGTCTTTTTCGCTTTTCCTGTAGAGGCCGTAAAGTTTTACCTGGTGCTTTTACCTCTACAAATGCAGCTTTTCTATTAGGTAACAAAATCAATCTATCTGGCATTCCATCAAAACCTGGTGATACAATTTTTAGTGCAATGCCGCCTATATCTTTTACTGCTTTTATCAGTTTTTGTTCTATCAATTTCTCTCTCATAGTTCCTCCACGTTCCCTAAATCCAAAAAGTCTCTATACGCGCGTATATACGCGTCTGCAGGTAATTTCCTCTTTTTGTCTTTAGGATTACTTTTAATAATTATTTTTGGAACAATGGAACAGAAGTTATAAAGTAGCCTACTTTACAAAGGGCTGTCGCCTGTTCCAATGAGGTGTACCAAAAGACCGTTTTTGTTTCACCGGAACAGGGGAAATCTGTTCCTGAGAAAAAATTGTTCCATGTGTTCCAAACTAAATTATGCTTTGGGAACGTAAACCCATTGTGGTCCATAAAGCGGGATACGTTCTTTTCTCACTAGTCCCGTCCAGCCTCCGATACTTGCCATAATTGCAGATATCTCATTGCCATCCACTCGTCGAAGATTGGCTCGATCTTTTCCAAAGCACTCACACCAGATTTCCATATTAGAAACCGATTTTCGTTTCCAAACACCTACCCTTTGACTTTCACCAAACTCAGTCCCGTTGATATAGGCTCGACGTTCATATAAATCCATAGTGTCCCAGTCTTCTGGTAAGAGCATATCTAGGTATTCACGTACCAAACCTTCACGCTCATCTGATTCCATAGCTTCCCGCTGTTCTTCTTTTGCAAGTTTCTCAAGACTGGTATCAAGGTACAATTTTTCTCCAGCTTTCACATAGGTAAGAGCCTCAGCCCATATCTGCAGAATTTCATCATGCTTTAGTTGCCAAGACTTTTTTGTACCATTTCCTGGAGTTTTTACCGGCCAGAAACGACGGTTTCCTGTGGTGTCCCGCAAATAGCCTTTCTCAGCATTGGTGGTTCCGAAAAAGATACATTGTCTTAAGTGCGGAGTAGCTCTCCTGCCAAAGCTGGCACGATAAATGTCATTTTGGCGAGACAAGAAACTTCGAAGTGTTTCAACTTCAGCTTTTTTAAGTCCGGCTAGTTCTCCAATTTCTAAAATCCAGTAACCCTGAAGTTTTTCCGCCGCAGTCTTGTCCTTGGTATCCGACAAGTTCAAGCTATCTGAAAACCAGTCTCCACCTAACTTAGCAATGAGAGTGCTTTTTCCAACCCCCTGTGGCCCATTTAAAACCAACATGGAATCAAACTTGATGCCTGGAGTCAGTACACGAGAGATAGCCGCACATAAAGTTTTTCTTGTTACAGCCCGAACATAAGAGTTATCTGATGCACCTAGATAATCGATGAGCAGGGTATCTACTCGCGGTACCTTATCCCATTCAGGGAGTGCTTCAATAAACTCCCGAATTGGATGATAAGATCGGTCGTCAGCTACCTTTGCTACGGCCACATCATAGTTTCTTGCAGAGAAGGTTCCGTAATGGGTGTCGATATAACTAATCAACTGGGCATCGTCTGCATCTCTCCAAAACTTAGATGGATGTAGCCAAGGAACATCACCTTTAATTTCGAGACTGTCTGATAGCTGATTAAAGACAATGCTTTTCAAGTTTGGATCATTTTCTAATATTAAAATTAAGTTTCTAAGTGTGTTTTTAACAGCACCTGTCTTGTCAAGCTCCAGCTGCTTTTCCCAATCTTCATCAATAAACTCTTTTTCAGCCTGAGCCTTTCTCTCTTCAGCAAACTGCTCTTTTACCCGTTCATCCTCCAAAGCCAAATCTGTCATTGCTTTAAACGAAGGCAGTTTACTTGGCGATGTATTTTCTGCAGCCTTTTCATCTAAGTCGCGAAACTTATGCACTCGTACCAAATCAAAAGCGTTTAGCAGCATTCCGCAAGCCGGATCGGTGGCATGATGGCTATAAGCAAATTTACCGTCGTAGATTACCAAGCCCGCTGAAGAATCTGCTGGAATATAATCAAATCGGCCATTCATAGCACTTGGCTCATATACATCCTGTAGGAAAGCTTCGATAGCTTCTTCCATGGTATAAGCTCTGCAAAATGCCCCGACAGCGCCCTCTTTACTTAAAGGATCTGCTTGCTTTGTGATTTTCCTTTGTACAACCTCTGATTGTCTTGTGGATACAGGCCACATGGATGTATCCCGCCAATCCGCATATTTGGAAAGATAAACATCAGGATCTAAAAGCTCTCCATCCTTTTCTTTAAAAACAAATTCTCCATCAGACGGAGTCGATGGCCAATACATTAACCTAGATGGCTCATAGGTGGTATCATCGAATAAATTAATCCCAATCTCCTTTGCAACCATCCGGCCAAGAGCTGGATATTCATCTTCTGTCACTTCTCTTCTTAGTGGTATGATTAGTCTCAATCTTGGAGCTTCCGGTGTGTGTTTATGTGTGGAATAGATGCAGCATTGAAAATCATGAAGTGATTCAATCTGCTCCCAAATCCCAGGTTTTGCATAATCCATATCTAAAGTCAGTAGGGAACGTGAGAGGACATATCCATTTCTACGTTTACCTTCACGAAGAGCTCCTCCCACAAATCCGCCGACATCTTTTATTGCATCCTGCCTAGCACGACTCATTTTGCGAAATTCAGACACTGTTTCTGTTGTTCGTATGGTAGATCTCACTCGGGTGATGAAGTCTTCCCATGTGATGTCTTTGTTCTTCCACTTTTTATCCATCCGGCTGTTACCAACCGCTATCTTCATATCTTCTGCACCTCCTCGCAGTTTTCGGTAAAATACCGAATAGGAATACGATGCTTCGATGCTTTATCTATTTCTGCTTGCATTCCTTTTGAGATGTAGCGACCAAATACCCACAACTCCTCGCACTTTCTAAGCCAAACCATTCCAAAGAATAGTCCTAGTTTTCTTTGTTCATGATCGCTATCATCTAGCACTTGTGGGTATAGCAGGTGAGGAGCAAAAGGAATAGTTCCTTGCTCCACTGCAAACGTCAGGTATTTTCTAGCTTTATTTAGATTTTTTTCTATGTCTCCAGCAAAAGGAGAACAAATAAAAACGCAAGGTTTATAGCATTTCGCTTTTTCTTCACGCATGATATTTTCCATGGCTTCTGCTGCAGCCTCTTCTGGATAGCCTTCAGCGTTATATTTATCCATAAGTTACATCTCCTCGAATTCGGACTCTTGTTCAATCAATGGTAAAATGCCATGATCCTTAAGAAGCTCATAAATGAATAAGCGTCCTTTCTGAGTCCAGTAAGTATGAACCTTTGAATGCATCGTCCCATCATTTCCAGAGTACGTATGGGTTTTGGTTGTCGTATATCCATGTTGGGCATACTTTTGATATAGAAGCCAGATTTTCCCTTGACGGAACTGAACGCCCAGATTATGCAGATATTCATTGAACCAACGACCAGACTTTCCATAATCCTTGGCGATGGTTGTAATAGACACCGCATCCTTGCAGTTAAGTACCACATCGTAATAACTGGCTTTGGGTTTCATTTCTGCAATCTGCTGTTCTTGAATGCTAATGGTAGTTGTTAGCTCGGCATTTTTGGCTCTTTCGGCTTTAAGCTCCTGCAGTGCTTGAATCAAAAAGTCCGGATTAGCAAGCAACTCATCTGTAGCATAAAGTCCATGCCTTCTGATGGAAGGAAGAACTTCATGAGTTACCCAGCGCTTGAACTTTTTAGCTTCTGGCTTTCGAGAAACCAATATCACGCTATAAAGGCCACTTTCATTGATAATAGATACTTCCTGTTTTCCTCCAGGGGTGTCGATAATATCGACTCCCTTTTCATCACTGTCCAATCGAGATGTAACATCACGACTGTTTCCAATTTCTAGCACAGAACAGATATCCTTAAGTACCCACCAAGGATTACCATCCTTTAAAATTGTTCTGACATTGTTGCCCTCGTAGTTGAAAATCGTTAATTTGTTCATATCGAACCTCCAGCATATAGTTGTAGAGCGATAAAACATGCCCTCAGCTATAAGCAAAAAAAGAGGAGGCTTCGAACCCCCTCAAATTAATCTTTTTTATAAAAATAGCATTCAAATCCATCAGCACGAAGTAGAAGCCCATGCGCCCAAGGCGGTACCTGACCCATAAGAACACAGATGTCTTGTACGCATATTACTAAAGGAACCTCTAAAACTACCTCGTCATGGACATGCATGACAATATTTAATCCTGCTTCATCCAGTTTTCGCATGGAATGGCAAAGAAGATCTCTTGAAATGGCCTGCACGATGTTCTCAACAAATTTCGGACCATAGCTTTCAATACGCTCCCACTTCTTTGTGGTACCAACGCCTTCATACGTCACTGCTTCACTGCCGAATCTGTTAATCCCCATCCTTGGTTTGACATAGGTAAGCTGTCTCCCGGATGGTAACCATATCAACAGCATTCCACTGCGATATTCAAAACGGATACGATGAGTTTCTGTTCTACATCTTTCTTTTACAGCTTTTTTAACTGCTCTATCGACATCCCACCAAAGCCTAACAATGTTTGGATTCGCATTTCGCCATGCATAGACCAAAGGTTTTAATTCTTCTTCGGTAAGACCCATATCAAGTGCTCCCATTGCTTTTAACGCACCAACTGATCCACCATAACCCAAGGCCAACTCCGCAATTTTTCCTTTTTGTCTGAGTAGACTACCTTTTGTGACTTCTTCCAAGGGGACCCTAAACATCTGGGAAGCGGATGCTTCGTAAATCTTGCCATGGGTAGCGAATACCTCATTTCTCCATGTCTCGCCTGCGAGCCAGGCAATCACTCTAGCTTCAATTGCACTAAAATCAGCAACAATAAACTTATATCCTTTCTTTGGAACAAAGGCGGTACGGATTAACTCGGACAAAACCCCTGGAACAGAATCGTACAATAATTCCAAGGCCTCAAAATGACCACCTCTAACTAACCTTCTCGCCTGCTCCAGATCCGGCAAATGGTTCTGCGGAAGATTTTGAACTTGTATAAGCCTCCCTGCAAATCTGCCGGTTCGATTGGCACCATAAAACTGCAATAGACCACGTGCTCTTCCATCAGCACATACTGCATTTTCCATAGCGGTGTATTTCTTTACACTGGACTTTGCTAGCAGTTGCCTCAGTTCCAGCACTTCACTCAGGTGATCTGGAGCTTCCTTTAATAGTGCCTTAACTGACGCCTTATCAAGACTATCCGTTTCCAGACCACTTTCCGATAGCCAGGTTTTCATCTGGGTCACTGAGTTTGGATTTTCAAGATTAGTAAGCTCTTTTAGTCGGCTTGTGAACTCTTCTCGGGTTTGTTCATCACACTGGATAGCCTTCCTTACCAAGTCTAAATCCAATTGAATACCTCGATCATTAATCTGCTGGTCTAGAATATAGTTCTGCCACTCCTCTTCTGGCATAGGGAACTTCTGAAGCTTTGCCTGTATGGAAAGTTCAGCTTCAACATCTCGAAGGTTATATGCTTTGAAACTCTCCCACTTTTCTAAAGCATGCTCCGGTAGATTGCGAGTTCGGCCTCCATTAGACTGAGTCGCTTTGCATGGAACAGAGAAATATCGGATGAGTTCCTTACCCTCAGTCAGCTTTTTCTTATCAGCTCCTGTTACAAGAGCCGCTCCTTCTAGCGATAGAGGAAGTCCTAGGTAGGCAGACCACACCATCGTACAACGCCATGAAGCAGGCTCAAGCCAGACACCAAAATGACGAGACAAGCAGATTCGTTCAAATTGAGCATTAAATGCCCACTTTATAATCTGGCTATCTAGAACTGCATTCTGGATTTCTTGTGGGATCTTTTCGCCACATGCTAAATCAACTACCTGTACAGGACCACCATCCACACTGTAGCCCAAAAGTAGGATTTGAAAATCCGGTGCTTCAGCGTAACGATAGACCCCGCTTTTGGCGATGTCTACGCTACTATATGTTTCTATATCTATGCTGAGGGTTCTCATGATAAAAAGTCGTCATCCACGTCAGTGGCAAAGTCATCAGCTGCATTGGTTCTACCGCCTAAAGGCTCACCATCGCGGATTTTTTGAATGTTTCCAAGGCCACACGCTATACCCTTATTTCCATTGGAGTTAAAGGCGTAGAAGTTGATACTCACTCTTGCATAGACACCGGAGTACACTTCTGAACGATCAAGGATTGGATTGACGTTTCTGTCTACAATTTGTGGAGCAGTATTGCTGTTGGCATTGATAAAATAGCTGTTGGCATAAGCCTCATCATCCGGACGATCAATGTCGCCATCACGCAGAGGGAGCTTGAGAACTGCTTTATTGGGAATCTTCCCACCGAATTTACCTTTACCTTCCTCTATGGCGGCATTCACTGCTTCGTTGATAGCGCTTAAGGTTTTAGTATCACTCTTAGGGATAATCAGGCTCACACTGTATTTTTCAGTACCGCCATTGATAGATTTAGGTTCCCAGACATTGGCATAAGAGAGTCGTACAACTCCTGTGATTACTTTCGTTGGGTTCGTTCTTTTTACTGTTTTTGACATAGTATTATACCTCCATAAAATCATTTTTTGCTGATGATGTGTTCATTTCAGGACGCTTGTCTGAAACTGGTACTAGCGTCGGTTTGCCTGGTGGCTTCATAATTAGTCCACCAAGGACTTCATTAAATTTTGTCTTGCCCATCAATTTCTCCATTTCAGTAATAGTGATGAGACTTTGCTTGTATATGTCGCGATAACCTGCATTCTTTGCCGCTTCTGCGACCGCTTCTTCATCTTTGTATTTACGGTTGGAACGGCCTTCGACTACTTTAAAGCCGGGCCACTTCTTTCCATGATTAACTGCTGCATCTGTCGCATAGGCTATAATCTCATTTGTCCATCTGGTGAGATCACCGATAGAAGATAGAATCTCAGCAATTTCTTCATCTGATAAAAGTGGCGGTAGCGCAAACTCAAATGTAGCCAGTTTCATTTTCGCTTCTGCTCTTGCTCGACATTTCACTGCAGCCCGACAAAATTGACACCACTCTCCGGGGCAATAGTTTCCGTCACCAGCGAAGGCCAGTTCAGCTTTAGGTTTCAAAACTTCTTCAGCCCATCGATACAAGCTTTCTTTTGAGACTGTGGACGTGCTGATATTTTCACGACGAGGTTGATAAATTGTCATTGAAACCATCTCGATGTCATAAATACCATCAAAGAGATCCAGTGCACCAAGGGCATATAGTTTCATTTGAGGATTGTCCTCTGCGCTGACTAAGACACCCTGACCATACTTAAAATCAATAATGTGAAGAGTTCCATCAGCTATAATTACACAATCCCCGGTCCCAAAGCCATCAGGAACATACTTTGAAAAATCAAGCCGCTGTTCTATCAAGATTAAGGGGTCACTACATGTCTGCTTGGCTTGCTCAATCACTTCAAGCACATACTCTACATATCCATCGGTGTAATTATCCATCTCATCTGAGTCATATGGAGAAACCGGCTTTTTTGATCTCATCTTAAGCGCTTTGCGGAGCTTGTGCTCACTTAACGCATGGGCAGCTGTGCCTTCAGCCGCAGCTTCACCGCTGTTGTCGTCAAACTCCAGCTCCAACCTCGCTGATGGTGTGCAGTTTAACCACCTATGGGCTCCAGATGCAGAGAGAATTGCATGTTTACTCATTTCAATCCCTCCGCATCGGCAAGAAGTGCAGCATACTTGCTTGGATCAATCTGGCTGAGTTTTGATGCACCATACTTTTCTAGAAGTGCTCTTACTTCAGCTGTAAATCCGTCATGGCTTTTTTCCGCAAGTACCGCCCTTACTTCTTCTAAGGTGAGCTGCTTTTCTTCAGATTGTTTTTCAGGCTTTGGTTGCTCTGGCTTTGTAATCTCATGAGGCCCATTACTTGCTATTGCATCAGCTACAGCCTGAACACTATCTGCCAGAGCTCTAAGATCTGACACCACATCGAGAAGGAGCTTAATCTTACTCATGACCCACACCTCCTTCCTTGATTTCCTTTATTTCTACCGTCTCAACTGAGTCACCGGGAGTAATTACAAGCAGACTGACTTTCTTTCCAAATAGGAAATCAAGCATTCTCGCTCGGATTGTCTTCCGACTGCTTTGAATTACTGAGCTTCTTTCGCCACCGGGCCTTGCCACATTGATTGTGACTTTGTGTTTAAGGTTCATATTCCATCTCCTTTCTGGGGGCGATTTATCTGCCCCTCACCGATAAGCGAAAAAGAGAGTTCTTTCGAACCCCCTTTTCAGAAAAGATTTTTTTATAAAGGGTTCTTGCGAACCCAATTAGGATAGAATTTTTCTAAGTCTTTCTTGAAGCTTCTTAAGGCGACCACGAATAGCCGCTTCTGTAACACCTTCTTCTGTTGCAATATCAGTGTTGGATCGTTTTTCAAGGTATACTTTTTTGAAGAGTTCTTTTTGTTGTGGTAAAAGACACTCCATTGCCTTGGTTAACTTGTCCAGCATATCTTGATGTTCAGCCTCATCTTCTGCTTGTATAATTAGCTGTTCTGGATTCGCAGTATCATCTGCAAGATACTTATTGCGGTCATTTGCCGCTTCCTCTTCGCCATCATGATAAGCATCCAGATGTGTTGTCACTCGATAATCGTACCGGCGCTGCTCGTCCACTTCGTCATCATCCATAGTATGTAAAAGCTCGATATCAGCTTCGGTGACTCCATCTTCACCTGGGGTAATCACAATCTTTGTTCCTTCAGCAGTGTAATAAATGTAGTTAGTTCTCTTCTTTTTACTTGTTTTGTACGCTCTTTTCATAATTTGACTCCTTTGGTTTTCAAAATTTGGCTTTGAAAAATCCGCAGGAGCCGGTTTTCTTTTATCCGCAGAGCAGAAAAAAAGACGGGCAGGAAACACTTTCAAAGTGTTCATCCTGTCCGTCTAGCGGCTCTGCGGATTATTTCGTATAATTGCTTGATCACAATTCTTAAATTGCCTCAGAGTTAATAACTTTCATGGTGCCATCTTCCATGAACTGAATAACTGTCTTAAACCCTCTCTGAACAATTTCAACTATTTTATTTGAAGCATCTGCTCGACAAACTGTCTTACCATTACCATTCTTAATCACTTCCATGCCCTCACCTCCGTTTCACTTAATAAAGATAATTTGTTTTTATTCGCGCAGTATATTGATGCGTTCGCAAATATAAAATTGAAATTTGCGAAAATACGTGATATAATTGTAAAAAGTTGTGTACATTACAGATGGACTGTACAGTGTCAACTTCCTTTGAAACAATTGTAGTAAAAATAAAAAAACCATCTCTAACAGATGGGTACAGATGGATACAACCGGATACAAAGCATGAAGGAGGTAATTTCTATTGATATTGACATTTAGCGAATTCGCACAAATCCTGATGCCCATATTAGGTTCTGGGGCAAATACTGCAGAATTTACTAAAGAGTTGTTCTCTAATATCACTACTTTTCCAGATGATATGGATGGAGATTACAACCCTATTCATGACGTTACAAGTTCAGCTCTAAAAAGCTATTTTAATGGCACTAGGCCTATTTCATCTATGGCGAAAAAAATTAATAAATACATAGATATAGATAAGTTTGAGAACTATATTAATTCGGCAAATGAAGACGCTCAAAGCTCCTTAGGTAGTAAACTTTCGGAGTATTTTCCAGACATTAATGCGTTCAATACGCCTGAAAAGTGCGCTAAAATTTTCAAAGATATTCTTATTGAAAGTGCAACATCAGGAAAAAGCAAAAAAGCCACTTCTACATCAAGTAAAAGTGGCCAATTAATAAGTGTTGACGTGCTAAAAAACGAGTTTGGTCTACGTCTAATTTTAGAGTCAAATGGTATTTGCCCCAACGATAATTGCTATCAACCTCTGTATGTTACGAGCAACAATGGTAAGACAGCAGCTAATTACGAAATTGCTCAAATCGATCCAAAATTGAAACCTGATAGCTATGAAAACCTTATTGCTTTGTGTCCAAAATGTAAAAATAAGTATTTGTTATCTCCAAGTCAAGATGATATTAAACGCATGGCAGATATTAAAAGACATCTTATGCTAGAAGCTAATGCTATTGAAGCTTTGGCTGATTCAAAGATAGAAGAGGGCGTAAATAGAGTTTTAAGAAAAATAAGCACCACTCCATTCACAGAATTGATTCCTTTAAACTACGATCCAGTTGAAGTAAAAAGAAAGATTAAGAGAGACAATGTCCCTCTTTTTATCAAAATTCAAAGCAGTGTTAATATCTACTATCTTTATGTTGAGAATTTATTTCAACAGTTGAGTAAAGAAGGTCAATTACGGTTTGAGCCATTCTCCATGCAAGTGAAATTAAATTACTGGAATCTACGTGATCAGGGTTTATCACAATCTGATATCTATTATAAATTAGTTGATTGGCTTGCTAAAAACACAAATGAAAGTAAAGAACCGTGCGAAGTGATTATTTCATATTTCGTACAGAAGTGCGAGGTGTTCGATGTTATTGCCGAATAAAATTTTCACATATAACGAAAGTATATTGTCTAAATTCCCTTTTGTCCTTAAAGAACTGTCAATTTCTCCACAATCAGTAATAACTCTTTACATGAAGATGCGGCCTCTGATATCTGATGTGGGCGAATATATAGAAATCCTCGATTCTCTTTATGCATTACAGAAGATTGAATACGACGAAGATCGAGAGGTGTTGATATATGTTAGTTGAAATACATTGTGATGAATTTATGTCCTATGGAAAGCCCCGAAAACCTATCATTTTCCATGAAGGACTTAATACTGTGCTCGGCGGCCAATCAGCAGATAATTCTATTGGTAAATCTACGTTCCTTCTAATCATAGATTATGTTTTTGGAGGCGATACTTACAAGTATTCAGATGCTGCACACAAACTGAAAAACCACTTTATTAAATTTGCTTTTAAGTTTGATAATCAACACTATTATTTTTGTAGAGATATTGTTAACAGTGAGGAGGTTTCTGTTTGCGATAAAAACTATAATATTCAAAAAACTATACCACTTCAGGAGTTTAAAGATTTTCTATTTTCAAAATACAATATTAATCTTCCTCATGTTACTTTTAGAGATGTTGTCGGGCGCTATTTCAGAATTTACGGTAAAGATAATCATTCTGAGAAAAAGCCTCTCCACTCAACCAGCTCAGAACCAGCTGAAAAGGCAATCACTGCTTTAGAAAAACTTTTTAATGTTTTTGATAGAATTCAAGAATATAAAACGGTTGAGTCAATGAAGAAAGATAAGTTTGCAACATTTAAAAAGGCAAGGAAATTTGAGCTTTTGCCCTTCTCAATTACAACAAAACGTCAGTATAAAGAAAATGAAAAGGAAATTGCAAGATTACGGGAAGCTTTAGTTAATCTCACAGAACAAATAGACAAAGATTTATCACATGATGATCTAGTCCATGCGGAAGAAGCGTCAGCCATAAAAGCTGAAATAACCTCTATTAAGAGGCAGAGAAGCAGACTATTATCTCAACTTAAAGTTGTAACAAAAAACTTGAGTGGCGAACGCGTTATATCTGAAAGCGATATAGTTGAATTAGCGCAATTCTTTCCAGAGGCGGATATAAGAAAAATTAAAGATATTAACAGATTTCATGGTAAGATGCAGCAAATATTAAGCGACGAAATGACTGAAGAGGCGGAAAGATTGCGGGTATTAATTGAGTCTACTGAAATAGAAATATCTAGACTTGAAGATGATTTACGGAAACTTGGTATTCCTGCGAATCTTTCAAAACGTTTTTTAGAAAATTATTCAGAAATAGAACGAAAAATCAATATGCTGGAAGCACAAAATAGTGCCTATATTAATTCAACTAATCTAAAGGAGGAGGTAAAAATAGCCTCTGAAAATCTTAGAATAGCCCAAGAAAAAGAACTGCGTTTTATAGAGAGCGAAATTAATGAGCAGATGGTCCGTTTCAATGATTTTATTTATGATGAAACCCGTAAGGCTCCTGTTATTGATTTAGATAATGGAAAGAGATATGAATTTTACACTCCTGACGATACCGGTACGGGGACTTCATTTAAAAGCCTTATTATTTTTGACTTGAGCATTCTTAAATTAACTCCACTACCTGCTATTGCTCACGATTCTCTAATTTTTAAAAACATAGGTGATGCTCCGATTGACAAGATAATGGAGTTGTACATGCAAAGTAAAAAACAGATTTTCATCTCTCTTGATAAAGATGGTGCTTACTCTGAAAAAACAAGGTCTATACTTAACAAAACAGCCGTATTGCATCTTAATGAAGGCGGCGATGAATTATTTGGTCGCTCTTGGAACAAAAAAGATGCGACCCAAGGAGGCTTATAATGTATATAAGTTATAACAAACTATGGAAGCTGCTAATTGACAAAAATATGAATAAACAAGATCTAAAAAAACTTAGCGGTGTTAGTTCTGCCTCTATTGCAAAACTAGGTAAAGGCGAAAACATCACTACAGATGTATTAGTCAAAATCTGTAAAGCACTTGATTGTGATATAACAGATATTATGGAGTTAATTCACGAAGAGAAGAAATGAACATTCAACAACAAAGAAAATATGGAAAGGAAGCGTTTTATATGGATAACCAAACCTATAATTCAATAGTAAACTTTATTTGGGGAATAGCCGACGATTGTCTGCGAGACGTATATGTACGAGGTAAATATAGAGATGTAATCCTGCCTATGACAGTAATCCGCAGATTAGATGCTGTATTAGAGGAAACTAAACCTGCTGTTCTTGAAATGAAAAAGAAACTAGACGAGGCAGGTATCACCAATCAGACTGCTGCACTATGCAATACAGCTGGACAGTCATTTTGCAACAGTTCACCTTTTTGCTTGCGTGATTTAACCTCTAGAGCAAAGAAACAAACTTTAAAGGCAGATTTTATAGCGTATTTGGATGGTTTCTCTCCTAATGTTCAGGAGATATTAGATAAATTCAAATTCCGCAACCAAATAGACACTATGATCGATGCAGATATACTTGGTGCTGTTATCGAAAAATTTGTATCACCTACAATCAATTTAAGTCCCAACCCGGTTTATAAAGATGATGAAAAAAAGGAAATTCGTCTACCAGGTCTTGATAACCATACCATGGGGGTAATATTTGAAGAACTTATTCGCCGCTTTAATGAAGAAAACAATGAAGAGGCCGGAGAACACTTTACCCCTCGTGATGTTGTCGAATTAATGGCCGATCTTATTTTTGTACCAGTAGCGGATAAAATTAAGGATGCAACTTATTCATGCTATGATGGGGCTTGCGGTACAGGTGGTATGCTTACCGTAGCCCAAGACCGCCTGATGGAGCTTGCTGAAAAAGCTGGCAAGAAAGTATCTATTCATCTTTTTGGCCAGGAAATAAATCCAGAAACGTATGCTATAGCTAAGTCTGATTTACTATTACAAGGCCAAGGAGATCAGGCGGACCATATTGGGTTTGGTTCCACCCTCTCTAACGACCAATTCCCTACCTACCAGTTCGACTTCATGCTAAGTAATCCACCGTATGGTAAATCATGGAAAGTTGATGCAGATAAGCTCGGTGGCAAGAAAGATATTATGGACAGTCGTTTTGTGACCAACTTTGCTGAAGATCCTAATTTCAGTATGATTCCAAGAACAAGTGACGGACAGTTACTTTTCCTACTCAACAATGTTGCAAAAATGAAGAAAACTACCGAGTTAGGTAGCCGTATCGCAGAAGTGCATAATGGTTCCTCCTTATTTACAGGTGATGCCGGACAAGGTGAAAGTAATGCCCGACGCTATATGATAGAGAACGACCTTGTAGAAGCGATTATTGCGCTACCAGAAAATATGTTCTATAACACAGGAATTGGCACTTTTATTTGGATTCTTTCTAACAATAAAGCTGAACACAGAAAGGGTAAGATTCAACTTATAGATGCTACTTCTTTAAAGTCGCCTCTTCGTAAAAACCTTGGGAAAAAGAACTGTGAATTCACTTCTGAGATTAGGCGCCAGATTTTGGATTTATATATGGCTTTTGAGGAAAATGAGTATAGCAAAATTTTTGATAACAACGAGTTCGGTTATTGGAAAGTAACTGTTCTTCGCCCTGCATATAACGAAGATGGCACTATTCAGAGAGATAAAAAAGGAAAACCTTTTGTCAATAAAGAGCTAACAGATACAGAACAAATCCCTTTTACCTATGAAGGTGGCATCGAAGCATTCTTTGAAAAAGAAGTAAAGCCCTTTGCTCCCGATGCATGGATTGACGAAAAGCAGACAAAAATCGGTTATGAAATTAGTTTTACAAAATATTTCTATAAACCGATTCAGCTAAGAACACTAGAAGAAATAACAGCAGACATTCGTTCACTCGAAGAAGAAACAGACGGATTACTTGCTGAGATTATAGGGGGTTGAGAGAATGTTGAAACCCTATGAAAAATATCAAAATACAGAATACGATTGGCTAGGGTTGATACCACTACATTGGCAATGGCTATATTTATCGCAAACATGTACGGAGAAGAAGCAAATTAAAAACACAGGAAATATTGAAAAAAAGGTTCTTTCATTAAGCTATGGTAAAATTGTACCTCGTAAAAATGTTGATCTTGGTTTAGCCCCGAAAGACTATAGTAGTTACCAAATTGTAGATAAGAATGATATTATTCTGAGGCTTACGGATTTACAAAATGATAAAAAAAGTTTAAGGACTGGGCTTGTAAAGGAACGTGGGATAATCACATCTGCGTATACTTGCCTTAAGCCTTTTCAAAATGCTGCATATTTACAATATCTCCTTCATTCCTATGACACCCAAAAAGTGTTTTACGGAATGGGAGGCGGTGTGAGACAGTCAATAGGATATAAAGATATTAGAAATATTCGCATTCCTTTTCCTCCCCGCGAGGAACAAGACCAAATCGTTCGCTTTCTCGATTGGAAGCTTGCTAAAATCAATAAACTAATTCGAGCAAAGAAAAAGCAGATTGCATTATTTAATGAACAAAGACAAGCTATTATAAATAACGTAGTTACAAAGGGGCTAGATTCCCACGCCAAGTTGAAGGAAAGTGGAATTTCCGGACTAGGGAGTATTCCATCTACGTGGAGTGTTAAACCCTTAAAATATTGGGCTAAAAGCAATTTACAATCACTTAACTCGTCAACTGAAGCAGATTTTGAATTTGATTATTTAGATATTAGTTCTGTCGGTTTTGGCTATGTTAAACAAGAACCCGTACATTATAGATTTGATGAAGCTCCTTCACGAGCAAGAAGAGTTGTAAAATATGGAGATACCATTATTTCAACAGTTAGAACTTATCTTCGTTCTATGTGTTTTATTGATCATGATATAGAGCATTGTATTGTTTCCACTGGCTTTTCTGTTCTATCACCTATTAAAGGAACAGTATTACCAGAGATATTATCTTATGCATTGAGTTCAGATTACTTTGTCAATGAGGTAATAAAAAATTCAATAGGTGTTTCTTATCCTGCAATAAATAATAAAAAGTTATTAAGCTTAAAGGTTGCTCTCCCCTCAACAATAGAAGAACAACTACAGCTTTATAATGAAATTAAAACAAAAACAACTCTATTAGATAAAGGAATTTTATCAATCAAACAGCAAGTTACTACTTTAAAGGAATTTCGTACCCGCCTTATTTCCGATGTGGTAACGGGAAAAGTCGATGTACGTGATATCGAAATACCTGAATATGAAGCCGACTCTGATGAAACTATCGACGATGAAATTGATGATAATCTCGTCTTAGATGAAGAAGACGGAGAAATGGAGGTGGAATAACATGAGCGACGATTTTCATATGGAAATATCTATACCAGCAGATAACGATGGATATATACTTTTGCAATGCCCCAACTGTGGTACTTTCTTCAAAGCTACTCCTTCTGATATTGAGGACGATGGCGTACTTGAACTTTTTTGTCCAAGTTGTGGCCTTGTAGGAGAAGACTACATTACAGAGGATGTATTAGAGTTGGCTATGGCAATGGCGCAAAACAAGGCGATGGACATGATCCACGAAGAATTTAAAAAAATGGAGCGTCAATTTAGGAAAGGACCTGTTACTTTTAAGGCTGGAAAACGTCCCAAGCATGAGCCTGAAAATCCAATTCGTTCTGGCATTGAAGCTCTAGAAATCGTATCATTTCCGTGTTGCAAGCGCACTGCCAAAGTAAAGCCTATTCTAAGTATGACCGGGTGCTACTGCCCGTTTTGTGGGGTGAAAAATTATGAAGTTGAATAG